ATAACTTTAATAAGTTTATTTTCATACTCCCTTGCATCAAAAGTTTGATAGGGAGTATCTTCATAGTATATTTTATAGAAAAGTCTGTAAGGATTATCTACCGGAAAATGTTCAAGAGTTTCTGTATCAAAGATGGTGAATCCTCTCCGATCACCGACATCGTTCCAGAACATCTCATACGGGTTGCCGAGATAATGGATTCTTCCGTCATTCGATCGAGTGTGGTAGTGACCGCTGAAGACATGGGAGAACTTCTCAAATAACTCGCCTGCATAACCATGCTCCATGACGAATCCTTTATAAGGAGCAAATCCTCGGAGCTCAAGGTGCCCCATCGCGCAGTTGCAAGTCGTATTTTGAATGCGTTTAAAAGTAGACTCTTCATTTTCGTCATTAATCCATGGTATAAAAAGAATGGGTAATCCACCGATAGTCTCTTCAGTAGGTTCCGAATAAACTGTTACGTTATCATACTCCCTGAGTAGGAGGTCTACAGCATTAACATCATTTGTATTCTTGTAGTAGGCAGTATGATTACCGACAATGGTGTGGACTTTCACACCCATTGCTTCTAGTCTATCATAATAATTGTCTTTTGCCCACGCCAAAGCTGAGAAATCAATACCCTTACGAGAATCAAAAGTATCACCCATATCTACTACTGTGGTGATACCATGCTCTTCCAGATAAGGAAAGAAAACATTTTCGTAAAATTTCAAAAAGTAATCATGAAACAACTTAGAATTTTTACGAGCACCAAAGTGCTGATCAGTTATAATTGCTACTTTCATAATCGACTGCTACCTCTAGATCATTAGTATACCATATTGCTAACGTATATCTAGTCCCCCTTGTAACTTCTCTGACTCCATGTTTATATTTTTTCCCATCAAATGCTACTGTCTTACCAACTTTTGGAAGAATATCTAGTTTTTCATTCTTACTCAAATCATCAATATAATGTGCTCCTCCTTTAAAGTCATCATTTAAATTAGTTATTGATACTAAATCAGTAGTCTCTCTTGCATCATCAGTATGAAGATCCATAGAACCTCCAGGAAGCCATTTAACTATCTGAACATACTCAATAAACTTTGGTGTAAAATATTTACTTAAAGTTTTTTCAAGATACATGGAACATTTTCTTACAGTTTTATGAGCATCTTCATCGAGACATCTATCTGTCTCGATTCCAAACAAGAGATTCATATCTAAAACTCTAGTATCATTATATTCTGAAATTAAGTCCGGATTTGTACTATGAATACGAATTAATTCCTCACATAAAATTTTAGGTATTAAATCAGGAATTATCAATATCATATCAGTATCTTAATTTAGAATGAATAGCGTCTTTAATACTATTGTAATCAGAATAATTAGATCCATCAATAGAGTTATCTTCAAACACTTGTTCAAATCCTGTTCTCTCAAGGATTTTATTCTTAACTTCTAATTGACGTTTTTCTTTTTGAATCCTACGGAGAAATGCGTAATGAATAATCTGTGTAAAATACGCAAAAGGATTTTGTGACTTCTCTGGATTGAAGTTATGAATATATTGTACACAGTTTTCAATACCATCAGAAATCATGTCCTCTTTGAACATGTAGTTCACAAAGTTTGGTTTGAATGATAAATGGTTTGCAATCTTAAGAAAGCACTCTCCAATATAACGAGGAATACAGGGCTTACCTTCCCATTGCTTTGCTCTTTCTGACTTGTCCAGTAAAGTTAAATCCTCTTTGAACGTCTTCATATAGGAGACTTCAACATTAGTTCGATAGTCAATCAGTGCTGCAAGAAACTCTTTATTGTTGACGTAGTGTTCGGACCTCTTCCTTCTCGTCATATTTGGTGTGATAGGCATATTAGTTCTCTTATATATGTAGATATTATAACACTTAGAACCAAACTTGACAAGGTTCTCAAATATTAGTACAATTACCTTTGTGAGGGTTGATAAGTAATATATTAGCTCTTTCTATAAAGCTTCTCTAAGAGTTTCTTGGTTTCGTTTATATTACCAACATAACCCATTTTATCAGACAATCTTAATTGTCCACGTTCATCATTTAAGTCTTGCAAAAAAGTTTGATAGATAGTAATAATCTGTTCATTCTCAGACTCAGACAAAGTTATTACTTTTTCCATACTAAGTAAGAACATGTCATCAGATGATGTCTTTAACCAAGGTTCTACCTTGTATCCATTCATTTCTCTTTTCTGAGAAAACATAGGAGTAACAATTACAGGATTGCATATAAGAATATACTTACCATCTTTTTCAACTGTATTGACAATCCCAAATAATTCTTCACCGCTGATGAGTTTTACTGATGCATAAAATTCTTCTTCCATAAATTATTCCTTTAAATTGATAGTTGTTATTTCATAATTAAAGTCCTCTTCATTGTATATCTTAATTCTTTCTATCAAGTGATTTAAAGTATAGTTTTTCCTTGATCCATATGTACAATCATCAGAGATGTCGTAGAGGACAGCTTTAGTTTTATTTTTTCCTTTTCTAAGTACTCTTCCAATTGATTGAAGATTTCTAATTCTCGACTTACTGGGTGATGCAAAGATAACATTATGGAGGTTCTTAATGTTAATACCAGTAGAAAATGTTCCATAAGAAGCGACAATGATAGCGTTGTCTTCCTTCTCTGTTATTTCCCTTACTAACTCTCTTTCAGAAGTATCTACACCACCATGAATGAAAAATACTTTACGAGTATCTTTCGTACTACTATTTATTAAGTCATGTAATACAGCTCCATGAGATTCTACTCTTTGAAATAAAACAAGAGTGTTTCCTTTCAGATCTAGAGTTAGATTTTTTATGAAGTTATTTCTTTTATCATGATTTATAATATACTGAATCTCATCTTCAAATGCTTCAAACTTCTGAGGATTATGTTTCAGTACAAGACAATTAATATCTAATGTTGCAAGATGTCCCTGAGACATTAACTCTGCAGTCTGTGTTACTTTATATGATGGACCAAACACTCCCTCCAGAACCCACTTGTGTGTTTGTGTTCCATCAAGAGTACCTGTGAATCCAAAACGATATTTTGCATCAGCAAGTTTGGTCATTATATTGATAAGAGATTTAGACTTAAATTGATGAGCCTCATCTCCTATAACAACTTCATAATCCTCAAAGAATTTACGATCTAACTTATAAATAGATTGCCAAGTTGTAACGGTTACAGGTAGATCGCTATATTTTTCTTTGCCCGAATATATCTTATGACAGTATGAATCAGCATCCCATCCATAATCCTGAAAATCCCCAACGATCTGCTCTACGAGACTGGTCGTTGGAACGACTACAAGAATTTTTTTCTGCTTATCCGTATAGTAACGCACAAGTGCGTAAATCATCAGACTTTTTCCTGACGCAGTGGGACTTATCAGTAACTTTCGATTATGCCGTAGGGCATCATATACTCCCTCTACTTGATACTTTCGAGGTGAAAAAGAACAAATAGCTCCCATATATCCTTTCACACCTTCATATGAAATCTCTTCGTTTATTTCAAACGGGAGACCATAAAATTTATTCTCTTCAAAACTATACGAGTAATTATAATTCTTACAAAAACTTATTATCTTATCTAACAGTCCGACGTAGATTTTCTTCGATCTCATGTCGAACAAATGTATCTCTCCGTTCCAATTTCTACCTCTGTATTGAGGCATAAACTTTGCATTTGGAACTTCAAAAGTAAAATGATCTCTTAACTCATATTCAATATGAGGGTCTGTTGTGATTTTAAGAAATACTTCATTGGATTTAGATATAACAAGATCTGCCACATCACTTCATTCAACTAGAAGTATTTATTAGTCGATTTGATACTTATATTCTAGAATAATTCTGTACAAAAAGTCTTTCAGATGTTGTAGTCTTTCCTGTTCATACGGATCTCCGCCAGGCCATTTCTCTAGATGAAAGCAAACTGCTGTGTAGATACCATGAACATCTAGAATGTCTAACTCTAGTGCTACATATGGTAAATCTCCTTGGAAATCTGACTCGTAGTTGCCTTCCATCATCCTAGACCTGCGGTAAACCTCATAAATTCGATTGCATTTTTAATTTGATAAGTTCTATTAGATATCTGTTTCAGTATACTATCAATGTAGGAAAGTATTGTATCATAATACTCTATCTTGAGAGATGAGTTTGATA